CCGCAGGATCACCCACACGGCCCTGGGGCAGAAGGACCCGCGCACCGGGGGGTCAGCGCCGAGAGGACGCCAGAGCGCGATCGAGGGCGCGTGAGAGCTCGGTGGGATAGACGCGGCGCACTGTGTCGTTACCGAGCCTCTCGAAGGGGAAGAGACGGTCGTAGTTGGGCTCTTGGTCAGAGACCAGGAAGTACGGCACAAGGCGGCCGCGAGAGCGGCGGTAGACACCAGGTGCGCGGTTGCCGCCACGTGGGATGCCGATCATGTAGCCGCCGCGGTCGGTGGTTGACAGGCGGGACTGGAGCTCACCGAACAGTCGGCGCTTGGGGTTGCCTGCGGCGTTCTGGGCGATGGCGGTGGGGTACAGCTTGCGGTTGCCGGGCAGCGGATTGCCTGAGGATGCTGCTAGGCCACGGATGAGGCCTTCGTAGTCCTTCCAACGGCGCTGGCCACCAAGGATCTGAGTGTTGAGGTAGGAGCGATCCTTGGATGGGTAAACGGTGGCGACCAGGTTGCTCTTGTTGGACTTGTCGTAACGAAAGGCGTTGCGGGTGAAGGCAACGGGCTTGAAGAACGATTGAGATGTTTGTGCTTTGTAGGCCTGCTGCACTTGGCGCGCGGTCTGGTTCAGCGCGACGGACGCGGCGAAAGGCAGCTGGCTTTTGTAGGCGCCAATGAAGCGTTGCGCCTTGGTGAGGCCTGATAGGTCGGTGGTGATGTTGATCATGGGTTGACGATAAAAAACCCCGGCCACCACAACCGGGGTATGCCCTCTCATCGTCAGGGACTCATCCCGGGCTGATGGTAGCGAGCAGATCGCGGAACTGCTTGAGGGTCATGACCACGAATTGCTGAGATGGGTCAGTGGTGCCCTTGCGCTTCACCACCAGGGCATGGAGTGGCTTGGCAGCGTGTTGCTGTTGCTCCTGTGTGTCATCCAGCCAGGCGCCGAGGGAGAGAGTGCGGTGGTTCTTGCACTGGATCGCGGCGGTGGCGGTCCATAGGTCGCCGCGGTCGAGGGTGGCACCGGCGGGAATGCGTTCGCATGGGATGCGCTCGGCGAGGTAGTCGGCGATGAGGCGCTCGAAAGCGCTGCCCTTGCGCTTCTGTGGGTTGGCCATCAGGAGATGCCGTGCTGCTGAGCCAGGCGCTCAAGCATGGCCTGAGGGTCGAAGGCAGCGAGCAGGAGAGCGGAACCATCAGGAGAGGCCACTGCGTGGACCGGGAAGGGGCCTCCGAGGTCTTCTAGGCGTTCCCCATGCAGCGGTTGTGGTGTGACCCACTGGCGGCGCCACCAGCCGATGAGCTGATGGTCCAGAAAGATCGGGCGCTGCGCTTCACCGGGGCGGGCGTGCGGATCGGTGCGTGGCTGCCAGTCGCCGAAGGTGAACGGGCAGGGCGCGTCGTGCTGCGGAGCTGAAGGCGCTGGTGAGGCGACTGCGGCGCGTAGCTGGGCCAGGACGTTCATCGATGGGCGGTGGCTGCTGTGAGGCTAGCGGTCGTTTGCAAGCACCAGCACGAAACCACCGAGAAACGGAGGGTTTGGGGGTGCATCGATGCATTCCACCCCATTCCACCCCATTCCACCCCGGAAGGTGTGAACGAAAACGCTGCCCAGGACTGGCGTCTGGGGCAATTCCACCCATTCCACCCCATATAGAGAGAGTACTTTTTATTACTCTCTCTCTTTATATTTCCTTCCCCATTCCCCCCTTTCCCCCCTAACGGGGTGGAATGGGTGGAATGGGGCCAAACGCCAGTCATACCAATGGATCTCGTTCACACACCGCGGTGTGGAGCGGTGTGGAGGGGGTGAAATGCCTCTCCTCAGGCCGGTGGCACCCACTGGACCGATTTCTGCACCTCTCGCAGCTCACCGAGCTCCGGCGCGTCGCGCACCACCGCCTCAAGCCATGCCCGGCGCTCAGCCGCTTTCATGCGTTTGCGCGGCAAACACCACTGCCGGAGCTGATCGAGCGGCACTGGCCTGCTCCCATGGGCCCGTCGCCATTCCTGCCCGCGGGCCAGCAGCTCCTTCACCTTCCCGGTGGCGTCGGCCTCGCGCACGGCGCACAGCACGCGATCACGCTCAACGATCAGCAGGCCAGCGAAGCCGATGGCAGCCATCAGCGTGTCGGCGGTGATCGGGACATCCATCCGCACGCCACTGGCACCGCAGCGGATCGCATGGAGCAGCAGCGACAGGGTGAGTGTGGTGCCGCGCAGCTTGATGATGTAGCCCTTGTCCTCCTGCAGCGTCCGCGCCTTGCGCATCTCCAGCAGGTCGTCCACCCATTGGGCCCAGATCGGCACGGCATCAGGCGCCAGGGGGATTTCGCAGGCCTTGCCGGGTGCTGGCCGCGGCAGCCGCGCCGCAGAGGCATCAATGGCCTTGTAGAGGTTGGCCAGTACCGGCGTGATCTGCACCTCGGTCTTGCGGTAGCGGTAGTCCCATTCGGGGAGCTGCATCATGTGAAAGCGGGCCCAGAGGCCATCGGCATCCGGCACGCCCTGGCAGGCCTTGACGTCGGCTTCCCAGAGGCCAGCGATGCGTGCAGGCTGCAGGTTGCCGAACAGCGAGCAGCGCGGGTTTGGGATGATCACCTCAGTGCGGTTGACGCGATCGGTCAGCAGCGCTGCGCCAGAGCCGATTGATAGCCACTTCGGGCGATCACTTTTGCCACCACGTTCGCGGCATAGGTTGGTGAACCATCCTGAAAGTTCATCGTGAAATGAGAGGTGTCCGGGTGTCTCAGGGCTGAGCAGGTTGATCTCAAGCTTTTCGATCGTGGTGTCGGTGGAGATGATGTAGCGCCGTTCAGGTTGTGGGTTTTCCGCCAGATAGTCGCCGACTGGATCATCAGAACCGCCTGATTCGTCACCATTGCGACGGCGCTTCTCAGCTTCCTCGGCCTTGGCCTTGCCGCGGTTCCATTCCTTGATGGCGGCCTCGTGCTTCTCACGTTCGGCCGCGTGCCATGCGACCAGGGGCAGCTCAATGGCAGGGCCGGTGATGGGTGACTTGCCGGCGCTGACGCCACCGATCGACATGCCCCAGAGCACCGCGATCCCTTTCACCGCATCACCGAGCTGCGGGACGCAGTGGGCCCGGTTGCCGATGATCGAGGCAACGGTGCACAGGATCGGCAGGTAGAAGCCATGGACTGGCAGCTGCTGCTCTGTGGCGTAGCCGGTCAGCTTGGCGGCGACATCAGGCGGGAACAGCAGCTGGGGTGTGACGGTGGCTGCCAGTTCGTTGGCATCGCGGAAGCTTTGGAGCTCAGCGAGCAGGTCGCTGCGTGCCGCGGCCGCGTCTTCTTCGTCTTCCTGCTGCAGCTGCCATGGCTCTGGTTCCGGTGTGGGCGCATCGGGCGGGATGAACTGCTCACCGTTGAGCGGTGGCGTTGGCGGCGAGGCCTTCTGGCGTGATAAGTCAACCCAGCCGGCCTGCTTGGCTTTAGCGAAGAGGGTGCCGGGGCCGATGCCCCCGGGCTGGCTCTTGAAGCTGCGCCACTTCTGCTCAAGCTCGCGGCTGTTCTTGTATTTGCTGCTGCCGCGGCTCCAGTCGTCCCAGATCGCCAGGCCGGCTGATGCGTCGATCGCATGAAGGGCCATTCCGATCTCAACCCATTCGTCATGGCTCATGCCGGGGTCCAGATGGCGGATGGCGGCGCGTGCGCGATCGAGATCGCTGAGTTCTGCCGGCCGCGGCGGTGCGGGCAGCGGCGGCTGCGATGGCTGCTGGGCTGCTGGACCGATGATCTGCTGCACCAGCGCCCACCAGGTGGGCGGGATCTCGGCGAGCTCTTGTGGCGTCCGGCCCTGTGGCCAGTAGTAGAAGCCGCCGGATTCGCGGTGATGGCCGAGGACGATCACCTGCCCTGTGGCCCAAAACAGCTCGATCTGCTCACCCTTGGCGCCTTCTGTGGCCGCCTTGGTGACCAGCTTCTTTTTGCTCGGCAGCTGATCCCACAGGTGCTGCGGGACGCGAAAGGCGACCTTGAGGCGATCAGGTGCAGTGCTGCGGTGTATCTGCCACGTGGTGGTGGTGGCCGGATCGCAGCCGTTCTGCCTGCAGTGCTCGATGGCGCTGGCGCCGTCCAGGTCGAAGACCAGCAGGCCGCCTGCATCAGGACCGCAGCGTGTGCCGCAGCACAGGACCACGCCGTTCATGGCGTGGATCTGCTCAGGAGTGAATGCGCCGTGCTGCCACTGGGTGGCGGGTGCGCCGGTGGCTGGGTTGATCGGTGCCTTGCCTTCTGCGCCGGCACCGCAGGGGATGAGCGGGAAGCCTTGAAGGGCCGGCAGCCAGAGACGCCAGTCGTCGCGCGGGGATGGATCGGTCATACGAGGGAAGGGCACAAATGCACCCTAGCCGCAAGCGCTGCGCGTGCTAGTGTGTGCGCAATGCTGTTGTGAGTGCGTGTTTGAGCTTCGCCCCTATCAACTGATGCTGGCCAGCGAAGGGGACAGCGCCATGCTGGAAGGCTGCCGGCCGTGTCTGGTGGCGCCAACCGGCGCAGGCAAGACCGTCATCTTGGCTGAGCTGGCCCGGCGCGCCCTCGATCGTGGTGAGCAGGTGGTGGTGATCTGTCACCGCGAAGAGATCCTCGGTCAGATCGTCACCAGCCTCCAGCAGCACCTAGGCCATGGCGTGGTGATCGCCAAGGTGCTCGCCGGCAGCAAGCCCCGGCTCGATCGCCGCGTGGTGGTGGGCATGGTGCCGACGATGTGCCGCCGGCTGCAGGCGCTGCAGCAGCTGAAGGGCTGCACGCTGCTGGCGGATGAATGCCACCACGCACCGAGCGCAACGTGGCGGAAGGTGATCGAGGCGATGGCACCGGCCCGCATGGCAGGACTCACCGCCACACCAGTGCGCCCGGACGGCAAGGGCCTGGGTGATGAGGGTGTGTTTGATCTGCTGATCAACGGCCCTGAGGCAGCGGAGCTGATGGCTGCCGGCAAGCTCTGCCGCTATCGGCTGTTCGCGGCGCCACATCGGATTGATACCAAGGGGCTGAAGAAGCGTGGCGGTGACTTCGCCGTGGCTGATATGGAGCGCCGCGTGGTGGCGATCAATGGCGACATCGTGCGCGACTGGCGGCAGCTCAACCCACAAGGCCACGCTTCAATCTGCGTTGCGGTGAGCGTCGATCATGCGCATGATGTGGCAGCACGGTTTCGTGATGACGGCATTGCCGCAGAAGCGGTGGATGGCAACACACCGAAGTATGAGCGGCGCGCGATCTTTGACCGGTTCCGCCGCGGCCAGCTGACGGTGCTGTGCGCCTGCGCGGTGATCGATGAAGGCCTCGATGTACCAGAGGCCACATGCCTTCAGATCTTGCGACCGACCGCGAGCATTCGGCTGTGGCGGCAGCTGATCGGCCGCGTGCTGCGCCCAGCACCGGGAAAGGCTGAGGCGTTGATCATCGATCACACGGACAACTGGCGCCGCCTGCCGCCGCCTGATGCGGCGATGGACTGGCAGCTCAATGGCGAGGTGCAGCAGCCGAGGGAGGCACGGCAGCGGGTGATGGATGAAGAGACCGGCGAGGTGCGTGATGAGGAACTGCCGCCGGTGGAGGTGGAGGAGGACGGCGGCCGGCTGGTGGAGATCACGCCGGAGATGCTGGCCCAGGCGCATCCGATCACGGCGCGGCGGCTGATCAATGAGCGATGCCGCGCTGAGATCGAGCAACGCGACCCGAAGCTGCGCCGCTGGCTGCAGCATCTGGACGTGCTTGAGGATGACACGCTGCAGATGCTGGAGCCTGCGCTGGGGATGCACCCGGGCTGGGCGCAGGGGCAGATGATGCTGCGGCTGCTGCTGAGCCCGAAGCAACGGCTGGCGGCCACGAAGCGATTGCAGAACAGCTGGCATACGCTGTAGTCTGCAATTGTTAGCACCCAACCCAATGGCAGAGGCACCGCCCAAGCACAAGACGATCACCTTCCGCTTTGATGCGGAACTGTTTGATCGCGTCGCAGCAGCTGCAGAGGCTGACCGGCGCTCGATCAACAGCATGGCCCAGATCCTGATCGAGGAAGGTCTGGCCAGTCGGCCTTCTCTCGATGTGGCCAATCAGAGCCGCACCCAATCCTGAATTGATCCATGCCCAACACAACCCCGGCGCCAGATCCTGGCGTTGATCTGCTGCCGCCCAACTGCGGACCATCCATCGCCGCAGTGGCGGCCCTTGATGGCGCCATCGCGGCAGCACTGCCCAGCTTCGGCAGCCTGGCCAAAGATGGCGACAACACTTACCTGAAGACCAGCTACCTCACGCTGCCGGCTCTGCTCGATGCCGTACGCCCGGCACTGATGGCGCAGGGTGTGCTGATCACCAGCAGCCTGCGCCTGGTGCCTGGTGGGTTCGTCTGTCAGACGACGTTGCAACACAGCGGCGGCGGCTGGCGCACGAGTCAGTTTCCGGTCGGTGACCCGAGCAATGCGCAGCGCGTTGCGGCCGCGGCCACCTATGGCCTGCGCATCAACCTGCAGCAGCTGCTGGCGGTCTGCGGTGTTGATGACGACGGCCAGGCCGGTGTGATGCCGCAGCAGGCGGCGCCGGCATGGCAGCAGCCACCTGCTGCGCCGCCGGTGCCCTATGCGCAGCCACCGCAGCCACCGCAGCAGCCGGCACCTTCCGATTTCAACGCCTACGTCTGATGAAGAGCGCACGTGTCTGCCTGTGGAATGCACAGGCCTCTCAGAACCCGAAAGCCCCGATCCTCAACGGCAGCGTGGAGCTGCCCGCGCAGCTGGTGTGGGAGCTGAGCCAGCTGATGCAGGCCGGCCAAGGCCTTGAAGTGAACCCGCAGAGCGGGGAGCAGTTCTTCAAGTTGCGCCTGTCGATGTGGCGCGGCACCGGCGAAAACAATGGCCCGGTGCTCAACGGCCAGATCGAGACGCCAGCCGAGCGTGCTGCGTATCTGGCGCAGAAGGCTGCGCAAGGCGGCGGCCAGCAGCCGTGGGGGGCACCAACGGCACCTGCTGGCTATGGCGCACCGACGCCCGCCGCACCTCAGCAACCTGTACAGCCTGTACAGACTCCACCGCCTGCGGCTGCCCCGGCTCCTGCCGCGCCGGCCTGGGGTGCACCGCCGGCTCCTGCTGCACCACCTGCTGCACCCGCTGCACCGGCCTGGGGTGCTCCAGCCCCCGGCGCCTGGGGCGCCTGATGCAGCCGCCGCGGCCTGCTCTCAACCTGCTGCCGCAACAGCAGGGCATCCGGTTTGATGAACCGTCGCATCGTTACTGGGTGTGGAGCAGCCGTCGCGGCCGGTGGATGCAGCCGCCCAGCTGCTCACAGGTGCTTGGCATCTCAGGCGCCAAGGGCTTCGATCCCCAACACTGGCGCCGCAAGCTGATCGAAAAAGACGGCCTGCGCCCGCATGAAGCGGAGCTCTACATGGAGCTCCACCGCAATGGCCGCGCCGAGATCGGCACCGAACTCCATGCGCTCATCCGCCAGGAGCTGCTCGGCATCGCTGCACCGCCGGTGCAGTTTGCGGAATCGCTGTTGCTGCTGGCCGCCTGGCGGCAGCAGTTCATGCCGCAGCTCGAGCAGGTGATCGCCTGCGAGCAAGCCATGGCTAGCCGGCAGCTGTTCTTCACCGGCACACCCGATTTGATCGCGAAGGTGGCCGGCCGCTGGCTCACCGTGGACTGGAAAACCAAGGTGAGCGAAGAGAAGGCCAAGCCCGATGCAGCATGGCCGCTGCAGCTGGCGGGCTATGAGCAGCTGGCGCAGGAGAACTACGGCATCTGCCTGGAGGGTGCCTGCAACGTGATGGTCTGGCCCGGTGGTATCCGCGAGGTGTTCTATCCGGCTGATCAGATCGCTGCACTCCGGCAGCGCTTCATCGGTCATGCGGCCTGGTGTCATGTGGTGCTGGCCGCCAACGGCAACGACGACAACCGCGGAGCACTGCACCACCTGTTGACGCTGCATCCCGCGGCGCTTGATTGGGCTGAGCCACCGAAAGGCCACGGTGCATGGACTGTGGCGCAGGTGCTCGGCACTGACCACCCATCCCTTTCATGAACCAATGACCACATCCCTGTTTGCACTGGCCGGTGATGCGCTGAGCATCCAACGGCAGATCAATGAAGCAGCTGAGCTGCTGTCCAGTGAAGACGCGAAAGAGGTGGCCGCTGCAGTGGCGGCGCTTGAGCGGTTGATTGATGCCGAGCATGACAACCGCCAGGCGGTGGAGCGCAAGGCCGATGCGTGGTGCTGGGTGATCGACCAGCTGCGTGCGCAGGCGGTTGCGCAGGCCGAGCACGCGAAGCGTCTCAGTGAGCTGGCGAAGGCCACCGAACGCCAAGCTGATGGGCTGCAGGACCGGCTGATCAGCGTGCTGCAGAAGCTCGATGGCGACGCCACCAGCTGGACGCTGCCGGAGCACAAGATCACCAGCCGGCGATCACTTGCAGTCGAGGTGGCCGTGAATCCGTCGGCACTGCCGCCGCGGTTCCAGCGGGTGAAGCTGACCTACAGCGCGGACAAGACTGCGATCAAGGCCGCGCTGCAGGCCGGTGAGGCCGTGGAAGGTGCCGAGCTGGTGGAACGCCGCAGCTGGACAATCAAATGACGGCGGATGAACAGCTGGCGCTGCTGCTGGAGCTGCGCCACCAGGTGCCCGATGGCGTGCTGCTGGATTGGCTTGATCTGAAGCAGTGGCTGCAGCCGCCGTGCCGCGTGCAGGGAGCGCAGCTGATGGAGCGGTGGCATTGCAGCCAGCCGGCCGTGAGCAGACGGCTGAAGCGGCTGCGGGATGTGGGGCTGATGAGCTGCTGGTCAGAGCACGGCCGGTGCGGCGCGTATCACGTGCATTCACTGGATTGTGAACAGATGTAACGGGCTTGCACGCAACTGCACTCAGTGTGGTGTATATTGAATGAGTCGGGAGCGATCCCGGCGTCCCACCGCACCTGGACAAATGAATACCCGCACCGCCCTCGAGGCGCTGGCCCAGACGGCCAACGTGATCAGCGCCGCTGAATCCGTTGCCACCGCCCTGCAGGCACTGCGTGATGGCACCACTGAAGACCAGTGGGATCAGCTCTGTGACAACGAGCTGCTCGATGCCTTGATCGCCGCCTGCATGGATCTGGAAGCCGAACTTGAGGACTGAGCACCGGGGGCCTGCGGGCCCCTTTTTTTTGCCTGGCGGTCGGCGCTATCCGCAAGGACGCGCGCGGTGCTGCAGTCGCGGTGGCTGCAGCTGAAACCGTATCGGAGGCCGCTCAACAATCAACAAATGCAACGCAGCCGCGCGCAACTGCACTCAGTGTGGTGTATAGTTGCGTGCATGAGGGGCGCAGCCCCGCACCTGGACAATTGCATATTCCGCGGGCGATCGGCCCGGCCCCGGTGGTGGCCTTAACCCAGGCACCCCATGAGTCCCGCCTGGGGGCTCAACCACACACCGGAGGACCGATGGACGATCTCACCCGCACCGCCCTCGCCCGCGAGGCCGAAACCGCTGCGCTGATCGCGGAGCTGGATGAAGCATTCGCGGCGTGGTGCCGCTCCACCGAGCAGCTGCTGCAGACGGCCCAAGAGGCCATCGCGGTTGCTGACTCGATCGAGTCGGAACTGGCTGATGCCAGCGCCCGGCTCGCGGAGTGGGACTGCTGAGGGCATCGCCCCGGGCCACCGGGGCTTCAGTTGCAGGCCAGAAGCCCGATAGAGCGCCCGGGATTCTCCGCTGCGGACAAGAGAGCAGCCTGCCAGCCGGGAGCAGCGATCTCGGCACCCATCCTTCTCTCCACCGCTCATGACCACTGCCATCTGTCTGCTGGCCACAGTGCTGGCATTGCTCACCATCCCCCTGGCGATCGTGCTGTGGGCCAGCGAAAGCCAGCAGCAACGCGCCCGCCGCTGGCATCGCGCCGGCCAGTCCTACCGCGCCATTGGGCAACGCCTGGGCGTCTCTCACACCACCGCGCGGCGCTGGTGCGTCGCTTGATCCATGACCATTGACCGTTTCTTCACCGCCGGTCTTTTGATTGGTGTGTTCGCCAGCATCGTTGCAGTCAGCCATGGCACTCGGACCACTCGCGCGTTTCCTGATCTGGTTCCTGCGCCGCTGCCCGAACGTGAGCTTGATCGAGCTCTCCCACAACAGCCGGCCGCAGCACTCCCCAGCCGACCCGCCAACGGTTTGGGGGGCAGACCCTGAAGCCCTCTCGCAGGAGCTCAGAGACCCGTATTACCGGCAGGCCTACATCGACCACCTGGAGGCGTGCCACGCCATGCCAGCCAGTCAATTCAGGAAATAGGTCACGGTGGCCGGTCCTCACGCGGTGCCGGCCTTGCCCCCGCCGGGTCGGGGGTGACGCGATGACCCAAAAACAGGGTACGCAACCACACTAGCCACTCAACGCCATGACTGAGCGCCACTACTACTTCGAGATCCCAAGCTGCAACGTCATCGACTGCGTAAAGGCAGTCAGCTTGGCCGAGGCCAAGCAGAAGGCCTTTGACAATTACTGCGAGCACTGGTCAGATTTGCGCTGGCTGACGACCGATCAGAAGGAGGCCTGATGCACGACGATCGCTCTTACCAGGCCGGCCGCGAGCAAGAACGCGAGCGCTTCCGTCTGCTCATTGATGCCAGAATCGACCAACTCGCCAACATGCCCCGCGTCTACAAGCGCCACCTCTGCGCGGAGCTGCTGCTGATGCGCCAATCACTTGACCTCTGACTCATGGATTCCATCAATCAGTACCTGAACGAGATCTCCAGGCATCCGCTCCTGACGCCCACTGAGGAGATCGAATACAGCCGCCAGGTTCAGGCCATGCTGGCCCTGCAGGAGCAACAGCCAGACGCCAGCACATACGACCGGGAGCAGCGCATGATTGTTCGCCGCGGCCAGCGTGCCAAGGAGCGCATGATCGTGCGCAATCTCCGCCTGGTGGTGATAATCGCCAAGAAGTACACCAAACGGTGCACCACCCTGTCACTGCTAGATCTTGTGCAGGAGGGTTCCCTGGGGCTGAATCGCGCCGTTGAAAAGTTCGACCCGACCCGCGGCTACAAGTTCAGCACCTATGCCTACTGGTGGGTGCGGCAGTCGATCAACCGCGGCTTGCAGGACAGCGACAGGATGATCAGGTTGCCGTTGCATTGCCAAGAAACGGTGATGAAGGCTAGGGCATACATGACGCGCCAGCTGGCGGTGACAGGTCATACGCCGACGTTGGCCGAATGCGCCGAGCATCTAGAGATTGCACCGGATCAACTACAGCGCTCACTCACCATGGCGCAGGATGTCTGTAGCCTGAACGCACCGGCCGGGCAGGACAGTGACAAGAGCTTCATCATTGATCTGATCCCTGATGCACGTTCTTTTCAGGAAGATGATCCGTACCTGCTTGAGCGGGACATCTTGATGGATGCGATCGAGACGCTGAACGAAAGGGACAAGGACATCATCAAACGGCGCAACGGGCTCAACGGTTGCAAGCAAGAAACACTTGCTGCGATTGCGAAAGATTATGATGTCAGTCGCGAGCGGATACGCCAGCAAGAGAAGAAGGCGATAAACAAGGTGCGGCAGATGATCGGACCCATCACTGCTGCAAAACTGCGTGATGGATCTATGTAGCACTGATCACGCAACGACGATGGATTTCAAATCAGCCGAAATCATCAGCATCATCAAGCGCGCCGGCGGCACCATCGAGACGCTGCAGCCGCCGGCCGGTGAGCTCTACTACCGCAGTTGCGTCGGCAGCGTCTGCCGCTACAGCAGCGACCTCTGGCAGGCTGAGCTCTACCTTGACCAGCTGCTGGCGCAGGACTTCAGCTAGCCAGCCACTGCACAATCGCCCACTCGCCCAACGCCGAACGAAACGGCTGCTCACGTAGCCACTCCCGCCATGGCCTGTGCCCCTTTGAGGCGTTGCAGGCCATGCAGCAGGCCACCAGGTTGCTCGGCACCGTCAGCCCACCATCAGCCTTGGGCACGACGTGGTCGATGGTCGGCTTGCTGCCAAGCTCATCACCGCAGTACGCGCAGCGGTAGTCCCAGGCCAGCAGGATCTGATCACGGGCTGAGCGCCGCGTTACCAGTTGCGTTCCATCAATGCGATGTGACTGCATGGATGTCATCAGGCACCGGAACGCAGTTCACTTCGATGTCGATGATGTCCTCATCGGAGCGGACGTGTTCTGCGATCTGCGAGTAGACATCCCCAGGGATCAGGTCCGGATCTGCGTCCGACCTGATGAACAGCTTGCAGTTCAGCTCCAGGAAGTACCCAGCCATGACCCGGCGCCGCTGGCCTCACGGTAGCCGTGGCCTCAGTAGTCCCAACGGACGCGCGGCCGGCCGCGGCGGATGCCGAGATGCACGAAGCCCTTAGGAGCGCCGTAACCGAGCGAGCAGGGCCAGTGCTGATCGCACCACTTCTGCAGCTCCCAGATGTCCACACCTTGGATGTAGAAGTCCACGGCACCGACGCCCGGTGCGTCGTACAGGTGCTCGCTGCCGCTGGCGCCGCCTACCGATCGGTTGATCGCTGCTGGCCTGTAGCCGCTGGTGATGATCACCGGCTTCCCGCTGAAGTGCGCTCGAGCACGTTCCAAGAACGCCGCCAGTTCGGCCGCGGTGTCCACCTGATACTGATGATCGAAGCGCCGCGCCTCCTGATCCAGCGCAAACTCGCCCAGCCTGATGTGCGGCGTGATCCTGGCGCCGAATGAGCTGGTCGGGCGCAGCTTGGCCGGTTCCTGCTGTATTTGCGGTTGATGCTGCCCCCATAGCTTGCCCTCGGCTTTCCTTCTCCGCAGCAGGCCGGCCTCCACGGTGGTGCCCGGATTGCGGTAGAGCTCAAGGGCAGACGGCACACCAGCCCAGTTGCGATCCCGCAGCCTGGCCGTGATCGTCTCGAAACCCTGTGCACCATAGAACTCGGCGCCCAGGTTGTAGGCGAAGCTCACCAGCGCAGAACGCTGGTTGTCGTTCATCGCTGCCCATTGCGGCACGGTGCTGGCCAACTTGCCGGCGATGCGGTCAACCTCCTGGCGCAGCAGCATGTCAGCCTCGATGGCATTGATTTTGTCGCCACGCTGCACCTTGCGCCCGTCTTGGTAACGCGTGGTGCCATAGCCGATAGTGGGCACCTCCCAGCCATGCAGTGGGTCCGGGTAGGCCTCCAAGTGGCAGCCCTCAAACTCCTTGATCAGCTGCAGCGCTGGCGCCAGATCCCACTGCTTGCCACCTTGGCTCCAAGTGGCGAACCATGGTCTGTCCCTGCGCATCGCCACGGCGTAGCCATTGGCCTGCAGATCCTTCGCCAGCTCCTCGATCGCCGCGGCCTGATGCGGCAAGCCGCGGTAGTACCTGAAGATCTGCTCCAGGCTGATCGGCGCTGTGTTGGTCATGGCTGGTCAGTGTGTCTCAGTAGCGTTGCGCACCGCGGCCTTGATCGGGCTGTAGAGCGCAACCACCTGGTCGATCTGGCGGGCGGTGGCTGGCGCGCCGGTAGCCTTGGTGATCGCCGAGGCAATGTGAGCGGTCATCACTTCGGGGTCGGCCTTCTGCAGCAGCTCGGGCATGTCGCTGTCGAGGCGCTCGAACACCGCCGGCAGCACACGCTTCAAAGGTCGGCTGACGACAGCCATTGCCAAGGGCTTGATCAACACTTCCGTGACACCAAGCACCAGGAAGGCGATCAGCGCATCAACCAGGGGATTCAGGCTCATGGTTCAGGATGGCGGGGGGCCGTTGCGGCGGCGGCTGGCCGTGGGTGAGTTGGGCGAGTCGACGACGTAGGCCCAAAGCGTGCTGGCAGCACCGCCGGCCACGGTGAAGGCCTGGGTCCATTGCGGACCGCAGGCGCCGGGCTTGCGCAGTTCGCAGGCGGCGACGTTGGCGCTTGCCATCACAAGCATGTAGCTGTAGCAGCCAATCAGCAGCTTGAGTACGAGGCCGACGACGGCGGGGTGGTTCATTGCCTGGCCTCGAACCCTCGAACTCGGTCTTCAGGCTAGCGATCCCGCCCTTCAAGCAATGTGATCCTGTTGCCATGCTCGTTGAGCCGGCTGTAGACCTCCTTCCGGTCGGTCTTCATGTCTTCGTGTAGCTCTGACAGCCTGACCGCGATTGATTCAACGGCTGCGGTAAGGCGTATGACGGCCTCGCGGGATTCGTCTGATTTGCGCGAGAACCCGAAGGCTCCCATGCCCGCCAGGGTTACGGCAGCGCCGGATAGGGCAGCGAGAACCTCAATCACAGCGTCACTGTGGCTACGTGGTCAGCTTATCCAGCCACACGACGTGGCTCAGGACGCCCACGGGAGGCCTTGCGCCACCTTCGGCGCCCGCTGGTCTTCGATCTGCTGCGACAGGACAGCAGGGGCTAGGCGATACCAGCATCCGTGAGACGCTGTTCAAGCACTTCAATCTTGGCAAGTGCTTCCTGTAGTGCAGCCGTCAGCAGAGGCACCGTTACTTGCTGCGCTAGTCAGTGCAGGCAGCTCGGTAATTTTGATGCTCATTGCTCAATGCCAAGCAAGGCTTTCAGTTCAGCAACAGTTAAGCCGGCCGCTTCCAGCTTCTGCTCGGTGGTGAGCACTGGAGCGGCGGCAGGCTCAGGAGCAGGCTCGGGCTCGTTGCCATCCTCCAGCCAGGCCTGATAAGCCTGGAAGTCGATGTTGGACGGATCATCAGGGATGAAGGCGCCATCAGCGAGCCGGATGATCGAGGTGGTGTTAGTGAGTTGGTACATGATCAAAGCTCCGCAGATGCAGCGACGATCGCCGCCTTTTCACGTCCTGTCACGCTGTCCAAGACTTGCCATTCCCAAAGTCCTAAAGCTCCATAACCGCCCTTCGCTGTCCAGGAAATGCTTGACGAGTTGTTGCCTGATTGAGACACAGTGGTAAGCGTTGGGGCCGTCCTCATGTGGACTGGGAAATACCACATGGCGCCAGTGCCCGCGGCTGCGCCACCGCCGGGGCCAATCTGGCCATCAAACTGATATTCACCATCCACAACGCAGTAGTAGCGCTGGCAAAGCAATAGCTCCTGGTTCTGGCTTCTGTTCTCAAACGGTGTCGCGACAGTGCCAGGTTCAAGCTGCGCCAACGCAAAGGTGCCGCCGCTGAAACGCACTGTTGCGTTGGTGCCACCAGTGAGCGTGACGGTGCCGCCCTTGCTCACGGAGCTGCCGTTCACCGTTGCCGTAGCGGTGCCGGTCCAGTTGAGCGTGTGAGTGCCGCTGAGGATGTTCGATCCCTCGATCACCTGCTCAACACCACCAGCTGGAGCCGTGACAGTGCGGACGTTCTCGCTGTCAGTCCAGCTGATCGACTGGCCAGATGTCACCACCCGCCAGCGGTCAAGCGTGTACTGATTGGCCCCGCTTGTCGCGGTCCCGGACACGTAGCCCCGCTGATTGATGGTTGGGTTGCCGTTGATCAGCAGGTTGCGGAAGCCAGCAAGTTGACCGCCGTTCAGGTTGGCGACGTTGACAGCCCCGGTGAAGGTGCTCCCAAAGCTGCCGAACCTGACCCGTTGCACGCCGCCGGTAGCGATGGCGAACTGATCAGCGCCAGGGCTGTAGGCGCCGGTATCAGTGCCCTTGAAATACAGCGATGGAGCGGTTGCGCTGCCATCCTCCAAGGCCAAGGTGCTCCATTCGCCATCAAGCTGATACAGCGTGATCCAGCCGCTGTTGGCCGCATTGCGGATCTTGAACAACCCACTGGCCGTATCCGCCCACGGCATGTAGGCATAGGTGACGCTGGGCGCGCCAGAGCCGCTGTTCTGGCTGACGATCGCAGCCAGTGCGTTGTTGAGGTCTGCTCGGAACGCAGCGCCCGACTGGTTGGCGATCACATAGTCGTGCTGTGCCATCAGACGACCTCCTTGCCGTAGCCGGTTGCTGTGTAGCTGAAGTCTCGGCTGATCACGTTGGCACCGCTGTCATAGAAGGTGATCGAGAAGCCAGTACGCGACTGGCTCGTGACTGCATAGTAGTCACCTGTCGCCATATTGTACGCAGTCACACCAACAGCAGGCGCCTGGTAGAAGGCGTTAGCAAACGTCACCGAATAGGTAGATGCGCCGCTAGTGATCGAGCCACTTGTTTCAGTGCGCTGCTGCAGCTCCAGCTCCGCGCCGAGCTCATCAATCACAATGTTTTGATCTTCGGAGAGGCTTGTGGCTTCCGTCTTGAACTGGAATGCGCGCCCACGTTTCACAGCGTTGACGAACTCGCTCCACTCAGACCAGACAGGTGATGCGCCAGGATCATCAGACGTTGAGCGCACATACAGCGTTGCATTGACCTGATCCAGCACGTCGCCGTCAATGTCGGCCCACAGATCAATCAGGTCCAGCTGATCATCCCAAAGATTGCTAGGCGAGTAAGGCCGAGTGACAAAATAACGACGCAAATTTACGTCATAAACCCCGCCGAAATCGTAAGTGGTGCCGAACTCGTATTCACCGCTGCCGCTGCCGCTGCTCAGGCTGTCGATCGTGCCTAGGCCGTCCCAGTTGCCATCAGTGGCATATTCGTCAATCAGTTTCCCAAGGCTAAGGATCAAGCCATCCAGCTCGGCGCTGTAAACCATGTCAGTTACGTTGCCGCTGAACGGAGGAGATTCCTGGTCCTCGCGGTAGGACTGCACCAGAAAACGGGGCTGCGGTGTTGGCAGGTCAACCGCAGCAGTCGCAGCAGCAGCAGAGCGCCTGCCGCCGTCGTCCTCGAACTTGATCAGATACGTGCCCTCCAGCAACGGCACTTGCTTCTGCGTCTGGCTGCCGGCAGCGGCGCTCACGATGTCCTGGCTGTCTTGCCACACTGCGCCAGTCGACAACGTGCTGTGACGGATGATCACCTTGCCACCAAGCAGCACATCCAGTTCTGTGCTCCTATCCCAGCTCAGGATCGCCGTCGTATCGCTGTTTGGGATAATGCTGATTCCTGTCGGCGTGGCCGGTGGCGCAGTCTTGCCCACGGCTTGTTTGGTGAGCTCAGCCGGCTGCGCTGAAGATCTGAGGTTTGCGCTGATGCTGTAGACCTTGATCTCATACCGGCCTGGTGTGACATCGGGGATTTCGTAGTCCGGCCGACGCTGGGTTGAGCTTGTCCAGTTGCCCTCTTCATTGCGCCATTCAATGCGATATTGCGACACGCCAAGGACAGGCTGCCAGCTCACCAGCAACTTGACTTTGGCAACACCACCAGCGTTATAGATCACCTCCTCAGCCGTCAGATTGGTGGGCGATGGACGGATGACGTTCAGATCAGTTACGTCGCGCTGCTGCAATGGTGCATCGCGTTCGATGAAGTCGTATTTGCTTGCGTTGTATGCAATGGCAGTCACTGCATATTGCATTGCATCTTGCTCGGCAACGCTCAGGACGCGCCATGTTGTTGTCTGAATGTTGGGTGTTTGATACACCCAGACAGTGTTGGCTTTTGGCACGCTTGGCAGCGAACCACTCAGCGTGATGACATTGCCGGCAATGCTCTGGATTCCCCGCGTTTGAACGGTGCCGTTCGGCATCACGATCGACAGCGTGGCACCTGATGGCGTGAGGCCAGAAGCATCATCAACCGTTACTGTCGCGGCTGTGGCGCCACTGATGCGCCCGCCACGGCGCTCCCCTGCCCGGACTGGATCGCTCACCTCAATCACCTGCCCAGGCCTTACCAGCACGCCGGCATCGACTGATGTCACGAAGCTGACCACTTCGCTTTCGTAGCGTTCTGAATAGAGCAGCCATTCGCCAATGCGGCGTGCCTGCCCGCGGCTGGTACAGGCGAACGCACTGATTTCTGCTTTGACGACGCCATACTTGGCGATACCATCGGCATCTTCTACCGCTTCGTAGGCGATGTCCCTGGTGTCCAGGTCCAGATAGCTGACGATGCAAACGGTGGGACGCGTCTTGCGGCTGGCGCCTTGATAGCTGAAACCCTCTTCGGTCACATTCGCCAGCGTGAACAGATATGCAGTATCTGCCGGGCGATCTTGGCTGACAGTCAGTGCGCCTGTGCTCCAAAATGGCATTGTGCGCATAACAGAGCACATGTCATTGATGAGCTTGTACGCTTCCTCTGCGGTCTGAATGTTGACGCTGCAGGAGAATCGCGGCTCAGTGCCGCCGAACCCATCAGGAACCAGGACAGAGCAGTATTGGCTAGCGCTGTAGAAAGCCCATTTGTCAAGCTGTGACTCTTGGATGTGATCGCCGAACCCGTAGCGCGTGCTGGTCAGCAGATCCCACAAGATCCACGCAGGATCGGTGCACCACTGCTGCGCACCAAACGCACCATTCCAGAGCCCGCTGTATGTGACGCGGCCTGTTCTTTGATCAACGCTGGCGTTGCTTGGCAACCGCACTTTGATGCCGCGAATGCGATACGCGCGCCGAGGGATTGAGCTGAACTGCTCCGCATTGATGCGGAGAGCGATCAGTGCGCTGTTGGGGTATCGCAGCTTGGCGTAAGTGATCTCCGTGTAGGAGGTCCACTGAAAATCGTTGGCGTATTGGATCCAGTTCCTAGTTGCGCGTGTTGCCTCAGCTGGCTCGCTGATCCGCACCACCCTGACATCAACGGAAGTCGCAAAGCTTGTCGCAAAATTGATGACATAATCCCGCTGGTATGCGTCCGTCGTGCGGCCGGAGATTGTGTCATCAATGGCGACCGAGAACCCGCCGCCGTCATACTGCAGCTGGATCTGCAGCCTGACGCTGGCTCCACGCTGATCGCCGTCTTGTTCAAGGCGAGTCAGCTGTGGCACCGTGATGGTCACACGGACCGCATCAACCGTTTGATCGGTGATTGTCCGTGTGACAGGGACATCGTTTTGCACCTGAACATTGACAGGCGTTTCGCTTTCAATCTCTGACGTGCCTTGGATATAGCTTTGCTCTTGCGTTCCATTGCGGGTCGTTATGGTGATGTCCGTGAAGTTAAACGATCCATCAGGATTTTGAACTGGCGTGTCGTCCAGATACATGGACTTGAGGCCATCCTTCAATCCTTCAATCTCGCCCTCACTTAGGAGATCAACGACAGTTGCGTATTGCGTTGAATCTAGATTGTCCTTGTCAATGTCCGGTGGGTTGGGCGCTTTGGCGGCGCCACCGCCCTTGCCACCACCGCCACCACCAGCGCCGTAGATCAGACTCATGCCGTCACCTGCACAGTGTCGATGCCAGCGCTGATGACAACACTGCCAACGATCGTCTCGCCATAGACGATCGGCACAGGTACCCCCTGCCTGCTGGTTTGCTGGATCCCGCTGAAGCTGTAGCTCTTGCGTGGATCATCAGGCGTATCAGGCCCTTCTGGAATCTTCGGCGTTGGGGTCAGCAGCTGCGCCACGCCGCCGAGCACGAGGCTGGCGCCAACGCCGAGCAGCACGCTGCTGACAGCCACCGGCGCTGCCAATCCAAACAGGCCGATCGTTGCACCGCCGGTGAAGAACGCACCAGCAATCAGTGCAACCCCAGCAATGATCCTCCCAGTAGCTCCAGCACCGGCCAGCACCGGAACGATCCTGATCTCACCCTGCCCGATCGGATCGTGGAGCTCATCAATGCTCACGCTCCACTGCCCAGCGCTCACCCGGTAGTGCTGCTCAGCCATGTGTCGCTCCAGCTGGGGGAAGTTGGCGACCAAGAACCGCACCGCTTCGGCGGTGGTGGCCACCTCGGCCTCAAACACACGCCGGCCAAGGAACTTCGCCAGGCGACCGTAGACCTTGATCCTGCGCAGCATGGCCCGCCTCAACCTGCAGTCATCGTAGAAAGGCCCGGATGCCTCAACCTGCGGCCGCAGGTGCGCTGCAGCCAACCGCCGTAGATGTCACGAGATGACAAGCGGCCACGCAGGTGATGCAGCAACAGCTGGTCGCCGATGTAGACGCCGCAGTGATTCAGTCCTGACGACTTGATCGCCATCAGCAGAAAATCACCAGCCTTGAGCGGCTCATCCTGCTGCAACTCGCGGAAGCCAGCCGCCTGCCACGACTGATCGAACAGCGGCGCATCCTCAAACGCCTGTGGCGTGAGCGGTCGATCGAAGTCCCGCAGCGCCAGCCCATGCTCGGCGTACCAGTCGCGCGCCAGCGTCCAGCAGTCGCTGACGCCCCACACCCAGGGACGCCCCACCAGCGGCGCACGGAAGCCGGTCGGTCGCAGCTCTGCGCTCCATTGCTCTGTCTTCGGGTTGACGATGAACCACGGCAGCGCGCTGCGCTCGAGCGCCAACAGGTCCGCCTGGCTCGGCACTGGAGGGGTCACTGGGTGGCTGTGGACAACGGCCACCACCTCGCCGGCATCTTCGGCCGCGGCGAAGTCATCAGGGTCAAGGATGAACTGATCAGTGTCGTTGCACAGGTTGCGACAGGGCCAGTACAGCTCCTTGCCTTTGACCACCACCACAAGGCCGCAGGCCTCGCGGGGATCAGCGGCCTTGGCGTGCTCCAAGGCGAGACTGCGCCAGCTCATACCACAAACGCTCCAATGCCGGGGAATGCGCCATAGGGCAGTTCAGCCGACTGCCCGAAGTGTGCGCGGCAATCGTCCAGTGTCTTGTTGCAGGTGGGCAGGCCACCTGTGTAGCCGCATTCAGCCGACCGGTAGCGCCACTGACAGATGTTGGCGATGCACTGCCGTTTAGGGGCACGAACGCCCGCCAGGTCAAACGCGGCCGCCAGCTCGAACTCCACCACGTCTCTGGTTTCAACCGTCTTGCGGTCGATGTAATAGATCTCGCGGGGAAACTCGGCACTTGGGTCAGGCGTACCGAACGGGTTGTTTTCAGCAGCAGGGAAGTTGTCGGAGTCGATGTATCGCGCCAAAGTGCGAATCCGTGTCACCTTGGCACCTTCCAATCCATCCGGCAGCGTCTGCATCAGTGCTGTGATGGTGCTTAGCACATTGCTGGCGCGAAGCCTAGGCCGCGGCAGCTGGCCATTCCCGCTGTACTCAAATCCTTCCGCTTCAATGGGGAATGCCAGATACTCATTGCCAGCCCAATAGAGCGAACCATTGTTGTTCAGGCTTGTGCCTGCGTGGAAGCGAAAAACGTCATTGCTGCCATGCTGCTCTGGGTTGAGCTGCAATTCAAACAGCTCAATAATTGAGCTTGGGTTGACGGACTGCAGCTCTGAAATAATCTGCAGTGCTGGCAGGTTGACCGCTGATGCGGTGCCGGTCGCCCAGATTGCTGTTCCGTTTGCTGCGTAAAGAGCAAAGTTGCCATCGTCTTGTATGACAAGACGATCCGAGACCAACCCGGACGGGTTATTGACGCCACCAGTGAAAGTGTCGGATGAATAGGTAACAACACCATCGCCGTTGCGTCTGATGGTGATGTTTGAATCGCCTTGGTGGTACAGCGTGCTCGGGCCATTGCCGTCTGTGTTGGTGGCCCAGCGGGGGGCAAAGTCGCGGTCATAGATGACAAGGTTGCCATCGCTTTGCATCACCAAGCGGTAGTGCCCGCTGTTGGCAATCAGCTCATTGCCGCTGGTAAGGATCTGGCCCCTGAGCAGCCGGTCAGTCATGGCTCAAACACTTGGCGGAAGGTGGCAGCAATCCGCACGAGTCCCGGTCCCGTCAGCTGCCGAGTCCATTCAGCGCACACCCATTTGTAGTAGCTGGCGTCATCCGGTGGGCTCCAATCGAACGATGCACTGTCGGATGCTCTGGCGTCGAAGAACGCCTCAAACGCATCCGCGTGGGCCGTGGTCAGGTTGACCCATGCCAAGCTCCACTCCTTCGGGTTCTGGTTCAGGCCGAAGGTGGTGCGCTGCTCGTAGCCGTCACCGAACTGCGTTCGGCGCGTCTTCGGGGCAGATCGCTTCTCCGCGCCGAAGTCCGGGCAGACGGGGTAGCCGATCGTGGCGTCGTCGAAGGTAGCCATCAGGTTGCGAGCAGGCCGCCGGGCCGTTTCTGCTTCACCAACTCTGCCTGCACTGCAGCGCCGATCACCCGGCCGAGCTGGCTGGCCTGCTGGTTGTTGCCTTCCACGCTGCTGCCCTTGGCGTCCACGTTGACGGTGACGGTGGTGCCGCCGGTGGTGGGCAGGACGGTGCCGGAACGACCGGGGACGAACAGCTCGGGGCCACGCTCGCCGATCAGGTACGGAGTGCCCATCTGCACCGGGCCACCGTTGGCGCGCTGCGGGATCCCGTAGTTGGGGCCAAGCGTGCCATACCGACCCACCTGGCCGCCGCCCGCGCCTATTGGCGTAGAGGGGCTGAATGGCGTGAGGAAGGTCTTGATCGCGCTGATTGCTTGCTCAATCACAAAGATGCGGATCAGCTGGTTGGCGATGTCCTGCAGAGCACCGGCAGCGATCTGCCGCAGGCTTTCGCCCCAGTTCTCTGCTCCGCTGATCAGGCCATCAAAGGCTGATGTCATGCCTTGCCCCAAAGTGTCGGCGATACCATCAGCCAACTGCAGCTGGTTCTGAACAGCGGTGTTCATCTCGTATTGCTTCTCTGCAAGCTGCTGCAGCGCATTGAATCGTCGCTGATCGGCCTCAAGCTGCAGCTGGCTGAGATCGCGCCCGATCTCGCGGCGATTGGCCACCAATGCCACATTGCCCTCATAGATGATTGCCCTCTGGGCTTCGATGTCTCTCTCCGCTGCCAGCTGTTGTGCGTAGCGGTACTGGATCTCAACCTCGCGCTCTTGCCCGCGAAGCCTGGCAGCAAGCATGGCATCGCCGTCTCGCTCTGCTGCAACGATGCGGTCTTGCATTTCGCTCTTGAGCTTCATCAGCTCAGCTTCAGCCAGGCGATCACGAATAAGCGACTGCACCCGCTCGGCCTCTTTCTTGGCAGCATCATCTGCTCGCTTTGCATCTGCCGCGGCCTTAGTGCCACCGCCAGCGCGGCCGCCACCGGCGGTGCCGCCTCCACCGCCGCCGCCGTCGATGGTTGCAGGGGGCAGCACTGGCTTAGCTGCGGGAGTGATCGATACTGACGGCTTGATCTGCCCCGTGCGGTAGCCGTAGGACTCGATCAAGTCGCGGAAGCGTTCGTTTGTCAGCCGTTGAACCAGCGCCGTATCAATCGCTCTGCCACTTCGACCGAACTGCCCAGCGCCGCGGCCTGCACGCAACCGAGCAATATCCATCGCCTCACGCTGCGCTTGCTGGTAGAGCTGATTGCGCTGCTGCGCACCCATGCCGAATTGTTGGAGCCGAGCCCCTGCAGACAGGCTCTCGTTGATCGACTGGAGGACGCCCTGTGCTTGCCTGAGAATTCCTTGGAGCGCCGGCCCCAACACCTGATCCAACTGCCTGGCCACGTTGCCGATGCCGTTAAGCAGCATGGTGAACTGGCGGCTGACAGTGCTGCCCAGCTTCTCCGCTGCATCAGCCGCTTGGCCTGACTTCATCGTCTGGTTGTCCAAGTTGCTGTTGAACCTGACCAGCCCATCGTTTGTGATCGGCAGGATTGTAGAAACTGCCTCAACACTGCCGAACAGCGTTGTCATCGCTGTTGTGCTGCCTTTCGTCTTGGTGGCGACTTCTTCAAGAACTCCAGCAAAGCCTTTGGAACGCAACGCTGTTTCGTTGAAATCAATCCCAAGCTGTGTCGCAAGTTTCTGCGCCTCAGAGGATGGCTTAAGGATTGACGAGATCGCTTGCCGCAGGCCAGCAAAGGTTGACTCAACCGGCACGCCGGTAGCCGTGACCGTTGCGATGGCCGCATTCAGTTCGCCGATTGAAATGCCAGCTGCAGCAGCAATCGGCGCGACGTTACCAATCTGCTGCGCATACTGATCAACAACGATTTTGCCGTCATTCTGTGTCTGAATGAATCCGTCAATCAGCCTTGCCGCGTTGTCAGCAGAAAGGCCATAAGCATTCAAGACAGACGTAGCAGCATCGGCCACTGTGTTGATGTCTGACAGGCCACCCACTGCGCCATTGAGCGATGCCTCCAGGATCTTGGCGTTATCGCCGGCATTGCCAAATCCAGCAGATGCAACGTCATAGGCAGCAGCCATCAGCTCGGTCTGACTAGCCAACCCACCGCTTGCTGTCGAGACGCGCAGCAACTCAACCTGAAGATCCTTCACGTTGACGCCTAGGCTGTTGACCTTTTGAGCAGCTAGCTCCGCCTGGTTGAACCCTTCAAACCATTTAGCGACCACCACGCCAGCTGACAGCGGGCCGAGCACTGCAGCGATGGAGGAGCTGAGGCCACGCATTGCGACACCAAGGCCCTGTGCGGCGGCTCCTGCTGCCTTGGAACGCTGCTCAACACCCTTGAGGCCATCCTGCAATTGCCCGATCTGGGCCAGCCCAGCAACCTGCGCCTTGATCCGCAGGATCGCATCCATGTTCATCGCCATCAGCTCGCCGCCTTGCTGAACAACATGAGCGCGTGAGCTTCCATGATCTGCAGGTTCTCCAAGGCTTCGCGCCTGTTCCTCACATCGTAGAGATCCATCATCTGAAACACCACGCCATAGTCCAGCCCGCAGCGGCCACCAACACCGACACGCCACTGCGTGGACATCAGCATGAACAGCATCACCGCTTCCTCATGCTCGGGCCACACCACCACCTCTGCCGGTCGCCTGACGTGCTCCGGCAGATGCGATTCGTCCAACCCGTAACGGGCCAGTTGCTCTGCAAGGTCTGAACCGGCGCCGTCGCCACCGCGAAACCAGTAATCGACGACGCCTGTTAGTTTCCCTTCTTGGTAGCCTCCAGAGACTGCTGCCACTGCTTCACGATCTGCCCAGCCACCGTGGGGATCTGCAGCAGCTGATCCAGTGCGCGCTCGGTGAACGGCACATCGTCGCCTTCGTCGTCGAGCACATCAGCCCAACCGACCATCACCTCCTTCGCGGCGCTGATGTCGTCGATCTCCTGCTGCTCGGGATCAGCAAGGCCCATGCTCTGCAGCCGCACCGTCCGCCGGATCTCCTCGATCCGCGACTGGGGCAGCCACGCGAAAACGCCGGTGAAGGACTCGGTGACACGCTTGCCATCATCCGCCGGCAGTGTGATTTTCACGGGCCAGCGGTAGGGCTCTTTCTGCTTGAGGACGAGAGGCATCAGGTGAAGGCCAGGGTAAAATCGTCGTTGCCGGCTGAGGTTGGCAGCAAACGGAAAGGCAGGGTGACGTACGTCACGCTGTCGTTTTCAACATAGGTAGGCGAGTCGAAAGCTGCCTGGTTAGCGGCGAAGGTGCAGATGTTGCCCGCGGTGCCGCCATGCACCCAGGTGATGGCGCCCTCAGTTTGTGCGCTGGCGATGGCCAGAAAATCCTTGGTAGCAAAGTCCGGCAGCTCAATCGTGATGCTGCCGGTGGTGCGGCGATCGGTCAGCCGCACCTGCTTTGCACAGCCTGCCTTCTGCTCGAAGACCATCTCAGTGCCGAGGCTCAGCGAGAACTCCGTCATGCAGGCGCTGAACCCATGCACGCTCACGGTGGCGGTGTTGTCGGCATTCACCACGACCGGCACGCCTTGAGCGCTGTAGGTCTCGCTGGGACGGGCCAGCTCGGTCGGGGCGGACCAGATGCCCATGTGCGAGAAGGCGATCGTGGGGATGCTCCCAACTGCCAGGTTCAGATCAAACGACCCGCGGATGCCACCGATCGACTGCTTGCTGCCGTTGTCAATGAAAAAATCCATTGCGTAGCTGCTGAATGCAGTGCTCACCGGCGCATAGGTGACGCTGGTGCCGGCCACAATGGTTTCGCCAAGCCCAGATGCCTTGAGCATCGGGCCGAAGCGCGGCGCCGTGCCTGCGATGCCGCTGCCAGCGAGCTCCACCGTGGCACTGATCGGCACCGACCGCTGAGCTACCAGGCTCTTGCGGTTGCCGAAATGCTTCTGGATTGTCTCGCGTTCAGCCAGTTCAAGGCTCAGCGGTTCAACGTCCAGCTCCGTGAACAGCAGCGCATCAGTGGGCGCCAACGTCGGGTTGACGTTGTAGGTAGATTCGGCCTTGACCAAGGCCAGTCGATTACGCCACAGGGCCATGGTCAATCCTCAGGAATCGGGGCAGCTTCTGGCTCATTCTGGCAGGGCTCAGCCTCGCCAGGCTGCAGTGTGCGCTGGAGGCAAACCCACTCGCCATCCTTCAGTTCGTAGGAGCCACCACCTTCTGGGCGCGGTGGGATCTCAAATGCTGATGCTTTGCGCGTCATAACGCCATGGTCTGGTGGTTACAGGCTAGGGCTGCGTCAGATCAGCTTCTCTGGTCCTGAACTGCACCTCATAGGTGTGCACCCACCAGATGCTGTTCATGTCCGCCTGGTCGATCTGCGGATCGTCGTTCGTTGGCACGATGTCAACCGCCAACCCGCCGATCGTCGTGTCCGCCATGATCAGCGCATGGGCTGAGCTGATGATCGGATCCGCCAGCACGTCCGGCGTGTTGCCCCGGCAGTGCACCACCACCTGCACGTCCATGGTCCAGTGGAGCTTGCAGGTGCTGTGCCGCTGGCAGCGCCCAGGGCCAGGCGAGATGATCAGCGATGGCGCCTCAGCCCGGCTGAATGCTTCGGCCCTGCTGCGATAGACCGCCACCACGCCGGTGGTGCTGGCCAACGTGGCAGCAAGGCTGCTCAGGATCTGCTCACGGATGCTGGCGGTCATGGCATCAAGCTAGTCCGGGACACTACGCCGGCGCCAGCGAGTACGCCTTGTCAAGGTGATACTCGGCCATCAGTGTTGACAACTCGGCAACATGCTGCTCGGTCAGTTGCACTTGACTGAGCAATAGCCAGATCGCACCTTGCATGGCTTGTTCGTTGACGCGCCCGGCCATTGCATCCTGAATTGCAGAGACGAAGACCGCCAAAGCGCGGGCCAGTTCCGCAGTGGCCGGCACTTGCAGCACCGCTTGATAGGTGGCGCTGCCCAGCAAAGCGGCGTAGAAGCCTTGATAATCGGGCCTCGGCGGGTCGCCTTCGCCGTGGTCGATAACGCCTACCACGTTGCCTGCGTTGTCGATGAGATATGTCTTGCTCATGGTTACGCCACCAGCATGGGGATTGGGCGGGTAAAGGCGTCCGTCCTGAAGTTGCCGATCAGGTTGGCCGGCAGCGCCGTATAGCCTCCAGCGTTGGTTCGGCCGATTGTGGTGGGTTGGCCGTTAGGTGTGAATTCAACGTGCCACGGAGCCCCAAGGCCGGCGCTGTTACTTGCAGGCCCAAAGAAGTTCGGCGTAGCTGCATTGCTGATTGCGAGAAACGCCAGCCAATAGAAGCCGGGCTGCAGTGTCTGACTGAACCCTGCAGGGCCATAGTTTGAGTTGACCGACCCAGTGAATGTCAGATCGCCCGAGGTGTAAATCAGATCCTTCGGGCCATTTGTCGCTTTGTCGTGATCATAAATTCCAAGCTGGATGGTGCTGGTTCCTGAGTAGTTGCTCCAAGTTCGCGTGATCAGCCCGGAGAATGTTGTTGCTTCTGGGATGTAGATACAGGCGAGGGTCGGCAGGCCGACAACTGGCGTAGACGAAACTGCGCCGTCCTTGTATGTTGGCGGCGCAATCAGATTGCCTGATGTGTAGCCCGGGTTGATGACCGTGCCGCCACCTCCGGCAGGTGCGGCCCATGTGCCATCAGCACGCAGGAAGTTAGTTGTTCCACCGCCGCTGCTGGGGGCTAAGCCAGCTTCAGTGCTAGTGAATAGCGGGAGTGTGGCATCAGTGCCAGTGGAGCTAGAGAGAACGCGGGTGGCAGCGTCATAGCTGAGGTCGGTAGCCCCAGCACCACCGGATGCGTCCAGTGTGGTGCCGGTAATGCTCAGATTGGCGCCGAGCGTTAGGTGCGTCAGTTTGCCGGCGCTGTCATCCCAAAAGATGAGGCGATCGGCGCCGGGATCGTCGGCGGTCAGCTGCTGCCCAGTCAACCCGAGCACATCGGCCACGCTGGCAGCCAGCGTCACAGGATCATGGAACCTTGCATCATCGCCAGCGGCAACAGTGCCGGCAGTGGTGCCAACATCCAACGCCGCAGCAGTGCCCAACGTGGGTTTGTTCAGGATCTGCGCGTCGCCGCTGGTTGCGTTCCAGTCGGGGTTGACGTTGACCTCAGCGCCAGGCTCGATCCCTGCGAGCTTCCCGGCTTCTGTGCTGGTATAGCCCTGATAGCCGGCCGCGTAGCTCAGCGCGATGGTTCCGCTGGTGGTGATCGGCGAGCCGGAAACATTGAACCCAGTTGGCGCCGTGAATCCGACGCTGGTTACCGTGCCGCCGCCACCGCCTGGAGATGCGGCATTGATCCACTGGCCGGTGGCAGCGTCGTACTTGAGAACCTGCTGATCAGCCGGGGAGCTGAGCGTTACATCACTCAGCCCGTCCAGAGCCGTGACCAGGGCGGGTTTACCGCTCAGGTCGTTGTAGGCGCCGCTGGTCGCAACGGTCGCCAAGCTTGACTCCAGGGCATAGCCAGGGTGCGGATCAGCCGCCGCCTCGTGTGCGCTGATGGCGCTCGATGCAGTCCCCGCGGCATCGGCGCCCACATCTGCCGCGCTCGGCATTGCATGGACGTGATCCTCGCGGGCGTAATCGACACTGGCACCAATCGCCGCAGTGCCAAGCGGCTGCGGTATCGCATCGGCAGCGGTCGGTACTGTCGGCTTGCCGCTCAGGTCGCTGTAGGCGCCGGTAAAGCCAACTTGAGACATCGCAGCGCCAAGGCCCACCACGATGGTCCCGGTATCGGCTTGGACTCGGGCGACGCTGCCAACACGTTGCACCGCGCCTGACGCGGGAATCGCACTAACCAGCGCGCCACCAGCGCCCACATAGAGCTCATCGCCCAATGTGTAGATGCTGGTATTGGTCGGCCTCAACTCGCCGAGGATGATTGCATCGCCTTCGGCATTGTTCGCCAGGGTGGTGGTGAGCAGCCCGATTGCCGGCATCTTCGCCGGGTCGGTCGGGTCACAGGCCGCCACCTCGATGCGATCGGTATCGCCGACAGATCCGGTCGCATAAACCGCTGTGTTGGCCGCCAGGGTGCCGCCGCTGGTGTTCTTGACGTGAACGTAAATATCACCCGCCAAGCTGCCGTGAATATGCGGCGCTGTCAGCAGGCCAGTGAGCGTCAGATCGGCGAACGTCGGGCTCGCCCCGTTGTGCGGGTCTGCTTCAGCGTCGTGGGCCGCAATGGCCACTGTAATCGCTGCGCCAGCCAGGTTGGCAACGGCTTGCGTGGTGGTGCGCCGCTGGACGCCGTTCTGCACCACGTAAACCAGCTCGCCGCCAGTTGGCGTTGCCGCCGGTGTCAGTTGAGAAAGTTTCTGGTCAGCCATCGTCAAGACTCCAACAGCAGGTAGCCGGCATCTTCAAGCAGCAAGAATGAACCATCTTCGAGGAGCAATCGACCAAGCTCAACCACCGCTGAAATCAGCGTCAATGCCAGCTGGCAGAATTTGCCGTCGTCAAGGAGCAGCACCTCGCGCACCTGGTAGCTCCGACTGTCCACCGTGATGCTATCGCCGTACAACAAATCGCCGAAATCGGATGACTTGGCAAGAAGCATGTACTCAGTAGAAATCACCATGCCGCCGGAGACAGTCTCGCCCGGCATGTCGAGGATGCCCAATGCAGAAACGGCGCCAGCTGTGCAGCTGACGCCGAAGTCTTCAAGGAAGATCTCTAGGTCTTCCGTGAACATGATCAACCGTACTTCTTCAGGCCGAAGCCCAGGCAGGTGACGGCCGAGCTAGCGGTCCCGGTCTCAGCAGTGCAGCTGAGGCGGATGAACCGCTTCAGGTCGTTGCTGTTCAGGGTGATCACCTCCTTGTAAGCAGCGTTGCCTATAGCGGTAAAGGTGCCGCCAGTGGCTGCGGTGTAGGTGCCGCCGAGGGTGTCGGATTCCTCGATGCGGAAGGTGAGGTCAGCGCCGGCGCCAGCAGCGGTGCCGGTCAGGATGATCTGAACATCACCCTCATAACCGGCCAGATCCACGCCGGTCTGGTTGCCAGTGGCGGTGATTGTGGTGGTGGCCAGAAGGGTGAAGTGCTGGAGCTTGTCCAGCGTGAGCTCATGCAGTGCCATTGGTCTTAGTGCGACGTGTACGGGGTTTGCGTTGGATCGGCTCGGGATCCTGCACCACCACCGGCACCGGGAGCACCGGGGCCGGCTGCGCCTTGCCGCTGCCCATCAGCAGCCTGGCGTCGCGGCCGTCTACCTCCACCACATCACCGACCCTTGCGGGCCGGCCGGCGATGGAGGTCTGACGCAGGATCTCAAGCCTCATGGTCACAGGGTGTTGTTGCCGCGGCAGAAGGCCTCGGGATGACGCACAGCCACGTCCACATCCTGCAAAGCGGTCACGCGCACGCCGCCGCTCTTGTCCAAGGCGTAGGGGTTGACTTGGATATCCAAGGCGCCCCACATGCCCATGATCATCTGGCTCCAGACGCCGAAGAACACGTCACCGCTGGCCACCTGGTTGGAGCGGACCACGTTGTAGCCGTTCACGGTGCCGCCTGGTTCGAGCACAAACTGAGCGGTGTTGCTGGCCTTCTCGGTGGTCTTGAACCCGCCGTAGATGGTGGAGTTGGTCACATAGGACATAGCGCCGATGTCGGCGTTGTCCGCAGCCACCTTGGTCTCCATGCTCACCAGCTCCTCGTAGGTCGGGTTGGCAGCGTTGAAGTCCTCGGTGTTGATGCCGGTAACGAACTTCAGGCCCTCAGGCTGGCTGCTCGAGCCGGTGCCGTAGAGCGCAGCGCGATCAATCTCGAGAGCGATCACGGTGGCCAGCTCGGTGCGCACCATCTGCTCAACGTCGATGCTCGACTGAAGCAGCAGGCGACGGCTGAACTCGGTGTAGGCGCCAAGGGTCTTGGCCACCAGTGCCACCTGATCCACGCTGGGCTGCGATTCGGTGGGCTCGCCACCTTCAGCCACCCAGTAGGCAGATGCCGCGCCGGTCTGGCGAGGGATAGCCACAGGTCCCTGCAGGCCGGTCAGCATGGTGACACCAAGGCTGCTGAGCGCCAGGCGGTTGCGCAGCAGCTCGATGAAGCTGCCCGGGCGTGCATCGGTGAACACCAGATCACCAGCAGCCGAAGCAGTGCCAACGGTCAGGTCACGCTGCAGCACATCGTTAGGGGCCAGGATGCCGCGCGGGGTAATGCCCATGCGCTGAGCGGTGGCCTCGGAGACTTCACGCTCAAAAGCAGCAGCCTCATAGGCAGCACGATCGCCGGGCATCATCTGCGCACGGATGGCACGCACGAAGCTGAAGCTACGGGCTTCCTTCTCGGTCAGTCCGATGTCAGCAGAACCGCCGGAAGCGATCGGCTGAGCGGTGCGTGCAGGAGCAGCAGGGGTGGCCGGCTGAGCAGCGGGACGCTTGGCGATCTCGGCGAGCACCGAGCGCATCGCGTCAGCCTCAGACGCACCGGATTCGATCAGGCCTTGGGCCAGATCGTCGGCCTTGTGCTCACGGCAGAGAGAAGTGATGGAGGCGACGCGGGTGCGCTCATCGGCCGCAGCCTGAGCCCGCACAGCCTCCATGTCGAGGTTGGAGGTTTCCATTTCGGGGTTTTTCTTGGGGGTCGAGGGTGCGGCCAGAGCCGCGGCAGCGTCAGGCGGGCTGGCGCTGCTGGTGTGGCCGGCCTTGCGACCTTGGCCAACGGTGTGATCAGCAGGGATGCTGACAGCCGAGACCTCCATTGGCGTGAACCGTGTCACCACCGCGAAGCCGTCACGGCTGGTGGTATCAAGCGGCTCATCAATGGAATACATGAACGACACGTTGCGGATCGTGCCGCTCTCCCAGTCCTGCCGGCGCTTGTACTCTTCGCTGCCTTCGGTCTTGGTGTTCGGGCTCCAACGGGTGCGCACACGGCCGCGGCGATCGTCGCCCATCCATGCACGCTCAACCACGCCAAGCACAACCTCGGGGTTGTGATTCCACAGCCACGGTGCAGCTCCACTATTCAGCCGCTCCATGTTCATGGCGCTGGCGTCGTGGCTCAGCACTTCCATGCCGAAGTAACGCTCAACCGGCTGCTCTGAGCTGAAGGTGAACTCAACAACGTCCGGGTCTTCATCTGCTCGCGCAACATCAGCCACCACCGCAGCGCGGTAGAGCGGCTGTTGATTGAGCTCGCGCAGATCCACTTCCTGATCCCCTGATCTTGGTCTCATGTTATCTGCACATTGTGCAAGGCATCTCAGGCGTTTTCAGGTGGTACCAGCTCGGGCGTTGCATCAGCAGCGCCGCCCTGTTGGTCATCGGCTGGGTTGGTCTCAAACTGGAGGCCCAGCTGCTCGGCCCGGTCCACCTCCGCGGCGCGCGCCACCAGCAGATCCTCAATATCGCCGCCACCCTCGGCCACGATCTCGGCCTGGGTCTTGAAGCCAGAGCGGACGGCCTTGGTGTAGGCATCCACTTCCTTCTGCGGATCCACCCATGCCCATCCGCGGGGGTGCCACTTCACGGCCTCGTAGCGTTCCGGCTGGCTGTCGTAACCGGGCAGGGTCAGCTGACCCGCGCTCGTGGCCGCGGCCAGCCAGCGATCAAACACCGGCTGCAGCAGGTGCTCGATCATGTAGTCCTGCAGCATCCGCCAATGCTCGCGGTCCTCCAGCAGGCTGAGCCGGCTGCTGCTGTAGTTGGACTGGCTGAAGTCGCGGCTGATCGTCTCGAAGCTGCAGCCGATCGCGGCCGCCACGCCACGGAGCATGGCGCGCAGGAACGGCTCAAACTGGCCATCCGGCGCGTCCAGCTGCGGCACCGTGACGGTTTTGCCGGGGGGCAGGTACTTGAAGACGCCAGGCTCAAAGCGGGTCACCTGATCGCCGTCTTCCACATCGTCGCCATGGAGTTCACCCTCTGGCGATTGGATGAAGCCCATCAGCGAGCTGTTGGCTCTGGCCCGCACCACCTCGGCCTCCTCATACCCGGACAGGTGATGAAGCCGTTTCACGGCGCTGGCCGCCCAGGGCACGCCGCGGGACTGGCCGGGCCGCTCAGTGATGAACAGGTGGATGATCTGCTCGGCCGGCACCTCAGTCACCCTGAAGCCAACGCCGTTCACCAGATCACCGGGGTGACGATCGCGGAATGCGTAGGCGATCGGCCGGCCCCAGCGGTTGCCGCGGACACCCATACGCCACTCGTTGCCCTGCGCATCAGGGCCGCTGCTCTTGCCTTCGTCGCAGTAGTCGGCCTCAATCACCTCAAGCGCTAGCGGCACTCGGCTGCGTCCGAAGGGCTCGTCAACAATGCGGATGAACACCTCGCCGGATTCCGCCATCGCCTCGATGGCAACGCGCAGGATCTCGGGCAGGCTGAGCTTGCCGGCAACGTGGCAGCGGTCTGCGTGGCTCCAGCTGGTCCAGGCTGCCTCGATCAGGCGATTCAGCTGTTCGTTAAGCCTGCCGCCGCGTTGCATCATCACGCGCGACTGCATGCGAATGCCGCGGCCGATGACGTTCGCGCCGATCGCGCGGATCGCCTGGCGGACGTAGGGCGAATCGCGGCGGAGCTGCCGTGAGCGATCGCGCAGCTTCACCAAGCTGCCGTCAATCTCAGCGTCGGCGCTGGTGGCGCTGGTGACCCAGCCGTGGGTCAGGCGGTTGACGATGGCGCCCTCATAGGCGCGTGCTGCCTTGGTAGTAGCCATCAGCCGAACCTCACGAACATGGTGCCGGGATCACCCAGGCCCTGCGCGGCCTTCTCTGCTGCACGCTCGCGAGCGACGATCGCCTTCAGCTGCGCCTCGCGTTGCATCAGCGGGCCCAAGTCCTGGCTGGTGTAACTGCGGCTGCCGATGCTGTAGGACTTGGCACCCTTGCTGATGATCGACCGGATGGCGGCCTGCACCGCCTCCAGATCCTGCTCGGCCTGGGTGCGGCCATCAAACGCGACCGGCTCGCCGGTGAACGCCAGCGAGGCCTGCACCGTGGTGGTGCCGGTGCCGACGATCACCACCTCGCTGCCGCTGGTGATCCGGGCCTGCCAGTACCAGACGCCAGGCGTCCAGCTGCTGGTGGTAGCGGCAGAGAGCGCCACGTCCCAGCCGCCATCAGACCGGGCCGAGCCCGTGACCGTCGCGCCTTCTGCGGTATTGGTTCTGAAGTCGATCTGCAGCGTCCAGCTGGCCGACGTAGCCGGATCACCTGATGGATCAGTGGCAGGCGGCTCGATCCATTGAATCGTGGCGCCAACGGTGAGCGCAGCGGGAACAGTCACGAGTGCACCTCCTGACCCTCAGGGTAAGACTTACCAGCCGCTCACGAAATTAGGGCCGGCTGATGCGGTCCTACGGCGCCGTTGTTTGGGCTTGTCGGGCGCTATTCGCTGTTGCTCAACCGCTGCCGCCAGTTGATCCCACATCGTCGCCCTGTTGTATCTGCGCTTCACCAGCTCCAGCATCGCCAGCGCATACACGCAGAGATCCAACGGCTCGTTGCGGGCACCGCTCGGCTTCTCCCAGGTCAGCACTTGGAAGCCCTTCACCGTCTTGGGCACCAGCCGTTCGCAGGTCAGGCCCTGCAGGAACTCCTCCGTCACGTCATTGCCGAAGTGAATGCTGCCCGGGCCGGTGCTGTCCTTCTTCAACCTGGCGTAGATCGTGCGCTTCAAGGTGTCGCCGCCGACCATGAACAAGCTGAGGCCTTTCTTGATCACGCGGCCGCGCCAGTTCACGTCCACCTTGCTGCCCTTGCCCAGCGCCGGTGCCGCCTTGGTGCTGCTGCCCTTGATCGCCACCACGCCCTCGGCCGCGTGCTTGCGGCAATACTCATAGGCCTCCTGGGTGAAGTGGCCGCCGGTATCCACCGCGCAGTGGCGCACAGTCAGGACGCCGCCGTCTTGCCGAGGCCACTGCGTCTTCCTGATGCTGGTGATCTGCTGCCACACGTCCTCGTAGGCCGGGCTGCCCTCGATCTTCTGATGCCAGATGCGCCACATCTCCTCGCCGCGGCCGAAGCCCCAGACCGTCGTCTCCAGCCAGGTGTCCTGCACGTCCACCGCCATCAGCAAGAGCACGACGCCCTCGGGGCAGGTGCCGCTGCTGTAGCCGTCGCTCTGCGCACGGGCCATCAGGCCATCGGCGTTGATGGCGGCCACGGCTTCATCCTCCCAGGCCTCAGCGGCGCGCTTGTTCACCCAGCCCTTCAAGAGCAGCGGGTCAGACTTGGCGCGGAGGAACTCGTCGCGGATCTGCCCCCAGCTGGTCCAGCCGGCCGGTGCGTACCAGGCCGGTAGATGGAAGCCGGCCGTGATGCCGTCGCCCTTTGCCGTCGCCTGCCACTGGGCGCCGGTGAGCATCGTGGTCTTGTGGTGCTCGCTGACGCGCTCACCGCAGGCCGGGCACTGCGCGAACACCTCGCCATCAGGTGTGTCCCACTTCATGTGCTCACGCCAGCGCAGCACCTCCAGCGCACCGCAGCAGGGCATCCGCATCGCCAGCTGCCGCCGATCGCTGCGGGCTTCAAACTCGTGCGTGATGCGGCACATGCCGCGGGTGCCGGGCGTGGAGGTGATCAGCACCTTCCCCATGGGGAAGGTCGACGTTCGGGCCTCTGCGTTCTCGAGCGGGTCGCCCTTGTCGTCGGCCTCGAACGGGTAGGAGCTCACCTCATCGGCCAGCAGATAGGCGGCTGGCATGGACTGCAGGCCGCTGCCGCTGTTGGCGCCGGTGAGCACGAACAGGCCGCCCCTGAACTCCTTCAGGAACATGGTGTTGCCGCTGTCCCTGGCCCTTGCTGGTGCGATCAGCTCAGACAGCACTGGCGTCTCGCGCAGCAGCGGCTCCAGCCGCTGGCGGTTCAGGCGCTTGGCCATGTCCAGCGTCGGCTGCACAAGCAGCGTCGGCGCCGGCCACAGATGGATGATCGCGCCAAGCCAGTTCAGCACCACCTCCGTCTTCCCAAGCTGGCTGCCGAACATCAGCACCACACGCCGGTATGGGCTGGTGGGGCTCAGGCACTGCATCGGCTCGCGCAAATAGGGAGTGCGATCAGTGCGCCACTGGCCGGGCTCCGCTGAGCCCTTGCTGCTCAAGACGCGATGGCGATCAGCCCACTGATCCAGCGTCATCGGATCAGCAGGCCGCAGGCCATCGCGGAAGGCCTCGGCGTAGATCAGCGCAGCATCAGCCATCAGCCAGACTCCTCAGCGCGATGCGCAACTCCTCGGTCAGCAGCGTGTGGCATTGCCTGGCGTCAGTGGTGCCAGCCAGCTGCGCAGCCAGCCGGTCAGGTATCGCCATGATGCTGTCCCGCACACCACGGGCCAGCTTGAACGCTGTGGCCTTCACCTCAGCAGCCGGCACCAACTCGCCTTGCTGCGTTGCCAGCTGCAGCGACGCCAGCTCGGCCTTGAAGTGTTCATGCCGCGCTCGGCTCTGGTTGAGGTCCGGGATCGCCTCATCAGGCAGTGCATCGATGCGGCGCTTGAGATCAGTGCGCTTCTGCTCGGCCGGCTCGATCGGATCGGCCTGGCGCACCTTGCTGCCCGGCTGCGATCTGGTGTTCTTGTCCCAGAGCTCCAATGCCAGATCGCGATCGAGCCACCGCTTGCCGTCCTTCTCCACCACAGCGGCAGCGATGCGGCTCTTGCTGGCGTGCGTCACTGCAGCCTTGGTGCAGCCCTTGATCATCGCCAGCTCAGCGAAGGTGATCAGCACTCGGGTTTAGCGGTCTGGGTTTAGTAAACTCCACGATAAACTGTTGACGGGAGCATTGTATGCGCATAGATGAGAACGCCTGCGCTGCAAGGGTTTAGCGGCTTCGGCGGCTGGGGCTAGGAAAAGATCGAGCCG